GGCTTGGCTTTAGGTTTAGCCTTATCCGTTAATAAGGTTATTGCATTTGGAAAAGCCTCAGTTGCAGAGTTCGCAGCCTCAGAAAAAGCAGCAGCAGCATTACAGAATACTCTTAGAAACACTGGCAACCTTTTAGCATTTCCTGAGACTGAAGCAGGAATAAAGAACCTTGCAAGATTAAGCGGCATTGCAGACGACTCTTTAATTCCATTATTCAATCAATTGTATCTAGCAACTGGTGATATTACCCTTGCAATGAAAAACCTTAATACTGCCATTGATGTTTCAAGAGGTAGTTCAAACGAATTAGGCGCAGTAGTAGATGCATTAACTAAAGGTTATGCAGGAAATACTAGAGGACTTGGTAATTTAAATGTTGGTTTAAGTAGAGCCTATTTAGCCTCAGCAGACATGGTTGCAATAACTAAGGAACTTAACAATCAATTTAGCGGCGCTTCAGCAGCATTTTTAGAAACATACGCAGGCAAGGTTGCTGTTCTAAATAACAACTGGAACGAAAGCAAGGAAATAGTTGGTCAAGGCTTAGTAATGGCTTTTGAGGCAGCAACAGGAAACCGTGGCGTTGGTGGCATGACTCAAGCAATGGATAATTTAGGATTTGCTATTGCTGGAACTGCTGTTCAAATTGGCAGACTTATGAACAGTCTAACAACTGATATTCCCATTGCCAGTGATATTTTAAAAAGAGTTGTTGATGGCTGGTCTTACATCCTTAAAATTGATGATACTCGTTTAGAAATTCAAAATGAAATTTTAAGAAGAAATACTGAACTGAACTATCAGGCGGAGTTGGCTGCTGCCGATCAAGCAAAAAGAAACAAAGAGTATTTAGCATTTTTAGCAAAACAAAAGAAATTAACTGAGGCTACAGCCGCAGCCGCCAAGAAACGAGCAGCGGAAGAAAAAAAGATTGCTGCTGAAAGAAGGTTACTAGAACAGGCTGGAAGCCTATTTGATATAGAACAAATACAGATTTTTGCAGCATTACAAAACAAGATAACAGATCAAGAAAAACTACGGTTATCTTTACAATTGGCTTTAATTCAAGAAAACGCTTCCGAGGCTGCTAAGTTAGCAACCGAATTGGTAAAGTCGCAATTACAAACAACTAGCCTTGCAGAGGCTATTGCTAAAATACCTAAAGCGCTTTATCCGTTTGAGGGTTGGTCTAAAGACATTGATAACTTGATTGCACAAATTAAGTTAATGATGGAGTTGCTTGCAGGTGCAAAAACCGCTAAGGCTGTTGTTGGAACGCCTACTTATTACACCGATCTAGCAACTACATTAGTTGGAAGAGAGGCTTATGCTGGCATGAGCGTTGCAGAAATCGCTAGAGAAAGATACAGAGAAAGCGGTGGTTTATATGGCGGCATGGAAAGCAGACCAACTACTGTAATCAATGTCAACGGCGCTACTGAAGGATTGTTAAACGAGTTACGCAACGGCTTAATCAACTCATCTGCTTCAGGTTCTTTTTCAACCATAAATCCAAATAGATAACATGACCTTACCTGTATTAGATGTTAGCCTAAATTTTAGTTCAGGCGCTACATTTGGCAACCCATTTATCATTGGACAAAGCCTTATTGGTTCAACAGATATTCTTTCTGACTCTTTAACCTCTTTAATTTTAGATTTAACTCCGTCAACTAGAAGCATACAAATTAACCGTGGTAGAAATGTTGGTAGAGATACCTACGAGGCTGGTACTTGCACGGTTAGAATTTATGACCCAACAGGTAGATTTAATCCACAAAATACCAGTTCTGATCTATTTGGTTATTTAACTCCATTAAGAAAATTGCGTATTTCTGCTAATTATGCAGGAAATAATTATTTTCTATTTAGTGGTTATACAACAGATTATATTTATACTTACGATCAGGCAGAAAATGTTTCTTATGTAGATATAAAGGCTAGTGATGCTTTTAGATTATTTGCCATGGCAGCCATTACTACCGTTACTGGGCAAGCGGCAGGTCAAGATACAGGAACAAGAATTGATAAAATATTAGATACAGTAGATTTTCCTGTTTCAATGCGTTTAATAGATACAGGCGACTCTTTGACTCAGGTCGACCCTGCTACCAATAGAACAGCATTAGCCGCTTTAAAAAATGTTGAAACTTCAGAGCAAGGCGCGTTTTATATCGACCCTGAAGGTGACGCTGTTTTTAAAAATAGATCAGACACCATATCTTCAGCAGGTGGCACTCCAATTGTTTTTAATCAAACAGGCGATATACCTTACAAAAATTTAGTATTTGCTTTTGATGACAAACTTATAGTAAATCAATCTACTGTAACTAGGGTTGGTGGCACTGCTCAGACCTATACAGACGCTGCTTCAATTGCTGAGTATTTCCCTCATGTAGTTAATTTTAGTGATTTAGTAGTTCAGACAGATACAGACGCAGCAAATATAGCAGCAATTTATGTGGCAACCAGATCGACTACAACCATCCGTATTGATAACATGACTGTTGATCTTTATGACCCTTTAGTGCCTAATGGCACGATACTTGGCCTTGATTATTTCGACAATGTAATAATAAGTAATATTCAACCCGACGGTTCTACTATCACTAAAAACCTACAAATCCAAGGCATTAATTGGGATATCACGCCTAATTCGTTTGTCGGAAATTTTACAACCCTTGAGCCTATTGTGGATGGGTTCATAATTGGCAATAGCACATACGGTGTTATTGGTGAAGATATTTTGTCCTATTAAGATATAATTAGACCCTAAGGAGAACATACTATGGCAGCAGGCGCAGGATTTAAGACATTTAATACAGGCGATGTATTAAGTGCGGCAGATGTTAACGGTTATTTAATGCAAGGTATCTGGGTATTTACTAATGCAGCAGCCAGAGATGCAGCCGTTACATCACCGCAAGAAGGTAATTTTGCTTTCACTAAAGATAACAATTCATTGTGGTATTACGATGGCGCTGCATGGGTATCATCTGGTGCAACAGGTGATATTGAAGGTGTAACTGCTGGTATAGGAATTAGCGGTGGCGGCACTTCAGGAACAGTAACAATTACAAACTCAATGGCAACTGAGATAGATGCAAAAGGTGATTTAGTTGCTGGTACAGGTGCTGATACTTTTGCAAGATTAGCCGTTGGTGCAAATAATACAGTTTTAACCGCAGACTCATCAACAGCAACTGGATTAAAATGGGCTGCTGCTGCTGGTGGTGGAAAAGTATTGCAAGTAGTTAATGCCTCAACTACAACTCCAGCCAATTCAGGATCTTCAACTTATGCCGATACAGGTTTGACGGCCACCATTACTCCAACTTCGTCTTCAAGTAAAATTTTAGTATTAGTAAATCAAAATGGTGTTGGTAAAAATAATTCTAATGCTGGGGCAGCAGTAAAATTATTAATAGATAGAGGTGGTACAACTTTTAACATTATTGAGCAAGCCGCATTTACTAATACGGCTCAAACAAATTATATTAGCGTTGCAGGCATGTGGTTAGATTCACCAGCAACAACATCTGCAACAACATATAAAACTCAATTTGCAGCCCGAAACAGTTTAGGAACAGTTTTTGTGCAATCAGATGAGGCTGGCGGCGTAGCATCAAGATCATCAATAACATTACTAGAAATAGGGGCTTAAATGAATAAAGTAAATTATGTTTTATCAAAATTAAGACCAGATGGCGGTTATGTTATTTGGAATAATGATTTTGATACTATTCGTTGGGATGATGGTGTAATTCCATTAACTAAAAAAGAATTTGAAGATGGACTTGCAAATGCAGAAAAATGGCAAGCAGAAGAAGCCGAAGCCAAGACAGCCGAAGCCGAAGCCAAAACAGCGCAGCGTCAAGCAATTGCAGATCGCTTAGGTTTAACAGCCGAAGAATTGCAAATACTTTTAGGCTAATGAAGCCTTGGTTATCAAAGGCTGCATCTCAGTTTAGAGACCAAGTTAATGCTGCCTACCCAGATCGTATTAAGCGCTTGGATGGGTGGATTGGTGATTTGCGTCACCAGTCTCGAGTCAGTCAACATAATCCCAACGAACGAGGTGAAGTCTGCGCATTGGATATTGACGCTCGCTTATCTGAAGAACAAGGAATTGCTATCTATCTGGCAGATCAAATACGACTTGCAGCAAAACAGGGTGATCGACGCATACTTTATGTAATCTTTATGGGCAAGATTTGTAGTGCTAAATCATTTTGGCGTTGGGTCAAATATCGCGGGTTGAATCCCCACTCAAAACATTTACATATTTCTTTTAAGGAAAATCAAAACGGAAAACCTTTTAACATACCACTACTAGGGGGAACAGATGAAACTATCAAAAAAGCATAAGGCTGCAATTAAGTCTTATTTAAGAGCAGTAGCAGCCTCAGGAATTACAGTTGCCCTTGCAATTATGGCTGACATACATCCTGCCTATGCAACATTACTAGGTGCGGTTATTGCACCGATAGCGAAAGCCATTGACCCTTCTTCAGGTACTGAAGTTGACTATGGTGTAAATGCGAAATAATGGATGCTGCAAGTTGGGCTGGCTTATGCGCCGCCGTATCCGCCGTGCTGACAAGTTTCTTTCTGGGTCTGCGCTATCTTATTAAAGGTTGGCTATGGACTCTTACACCTAATAGTGGTTCAAGTCTTGCAGATAGATTAGCAAGAATAGAAACACGCCAAGAAGAATTACTGAGGATTGTCACCGAAAGAAAGTAAACTTTACTAATGGCTCAAAAGAAAAAACGAAAGATAACACGCCGTAAAGGTAAG